GTGGAGAACATCAAGGCAGATGGCTATGCAACATCAAGCACTTATGTAACAAACCTGATGCGTGTTATCAGAGATAACAACCTTACACAATATGACGGTGCTGCACAGCAGACACCTTCAAAGTCAGTGGATGAAGTTGCACAGGATGTTGTCAACGGCAAGTATGGCAATGGTGCTGATCGTAAAGCAGCACTTGAAGCAGCCGGGTACAACTATGATGAGGTTCAGGCAAAGGTCAATGAGATTTTAGGGGTAGACACTACACCAAAGAAATCTGTTGATGAAATTGCACAGGAAGTCATCAATGGTGCTTGGGGCAACGGTCAGGACAGAAAGAACCGCATTGAACAGGCGGGTTATGATTACACCGCAGTTCAGAACAAGGTCAATGAACTTTGCGGAACACCTAAGAAATCCATTGATGAAATTGCAAGGGCAGTCATCCGTGGTGAGTATGGAAACGGTGCTGATCGTAAGAACAGAATCACCGCAGAAGGTTATGATTATGCAGCAGTACAGGCAAGGGTCAATGACCTGATGTAATCTGTTACTAATTTGTTACTAAATAGCGGGATTTTGTGAGATTTGCGGAGATATTCAAAACTGAACTTTTCAGCAAATAAGGGCAAAAAGCGGGGTGTTATATCAATGAAATTTATGATATAATGAATATATCAAAATAGCATTTTACATTTAATGATAAAAGATGTATAATCTCTGTTAATGAAAACCTAATTAATAAATATCGCGATAGATTAGATTTCACTATTTATATTTATAAGGGAGGAATCTGATATGTTATTTAAGAAGGATATTAACAAAAAAATCGAACATCTTGTAAAGAAGAATGATTTCTATGCAGTTGCAGATTATGTATATGGAACTAAGGAAGAGAAGCTTGATCTGGCTAAAGCCTTAGGAACTAACGATAATAACAGCAGTGTTGATTTATTGTTAAGACTTGTTGATGATAAAGATGATGATGTTGTATATGCGGCTTGTGAGGCATTAAGAAATGTCGGCTCAGAACACAATACTGCGGATTTACTTGAGAAGCTTAATAATCTTCCAAAAGAAAAAGAGCATTTAAGAGAAGAAATCAGCAGAACTGTACAGGAATTACATCATAGAAAGTGTATGGTGGTTGTATAATGAAGTTTATAGATAGCTGATAACGTTATAATAAAAAGAAAGGGTACTGGAATTATGTTTTCAGTACCCTTTTTTTGAGTTTGGTAATTGATACCCTTTATTAGTTATTGTTGGTTATGGACGCTGTCCAAGTCCACCCTCAAGTGTGAGAGTTTCACCTGTCATATACTTAAAGTCTGGAGATGCAAGCTGTACGCATACACGTCCGATTTCAAGCTCAGCATCACCGAAATGTCCTGCTGGTGGAGTATGAACATTTTTATCAAATGCATCTGGATAAGCGTTCTTGAACTGCTCAAGCTGTGATGTCCACGCAAGAGGGCATATAATATTAACATTAATTCCATCTTTAGCCCATTCAGTTGCAGCAACTCTTGTAAGACCTCTTATACCTTCTTTAGCGGCGGCATAGGCACACTGCCCAAAGTTACCA